ATGACTGCACAACTTATCGACGGCAAATCAATCGCCGCCAGCCTGCGCCAGCAGATCGCCAAACGCGTCACCGAGCGTAGCCAGCAAGGCTTGCGCACGCCTGGCCTCGCGGTGATCCTGGTCGGCAGCGATCCTGCGTCTCAGGTTTATGTCTCGCACAAGCGTAAAGACTGTGAAGAGGTCGGCTTTATTTCCAAGGCCTACGACTTACCTTCCGAGACCACACAGCAGGCCCTTACCGATCTGATCGACGGCCTCAACGATGACCCGAACATCGACGGCATTCTGGTGCAACTGCCATTGCCCGCGCACCTGGACGCCTCCCAGTTGCTCGAACGCATCCGCCCGGACAAAGACGTCGACGGTTTCCACCCGTATAACGTCGGCCGCCTGGCCCAGCGCATCCCGCTGCTGCGCCCATGCACGCCCAAAGGCATCATGACCCTGCTCGAAAGCACCGGCGTCAACCTTTACGGCCTCGACGCCGTGATCGTCGGCGCCTCCAACATCGTTGGGCGCCCGATGGCCATGGAACTGCTGCTGGCCGGCTGCACCGTGACCGTGACCCACCGCTTCACCAAGGACCTCGCCGGTCACGTCGGCCGCGCCGACCTGGTGGTAGTGGCTGCCGGCAAGCCGGGCCTGGTCAAAGGTGAGTGGATCAAGGAAGGCGCGATCGTCATCGACGTCGGCATCAACCGCCAGGCAGACGGCAAGCTGGTCGGCGACGTAGTGTACGAAACCGCCCTGCCCCGTGCCGGCTGGATCACTCCGGTACCGGGTGGCGTTGGCCCGATGACCCGTGCCTGCCTGCTGGAAAACACGCTGTATGCAGCGGAAACCCTGCACGGCTGATCAACTGCCGCGTTGAAAAGAGCCCTGCCTTGTCGCAGGGCTTTTAGTTTCTGATGAACCTCACGCTCTGCTATCGTGCATCCGCGGCTGACATGTTCGGCACCCGCCAGATGCCGCAGGAACCCCAGGAGTGCTTTCGCCATGCGCAACCTACATGCCGCCCCTCTGCTGATCCTCATCGCGGTATTGATCCCCGCTTGCACCACCCAACTGACTGAAGCGGGCAAACAGGTCAACCTCGTCACGGCCTCATCCGCCCACGCTTGCCACGTCGTCAAAGCCTTCACGGTGCAGGGCTCATCCAACGGCGACGCTCTGAACACGGCATTCAATAAAGCCGCCGAGGTTGGCGCTGACAGCCTGAGCATCGTCAATGTGGGGGACGCTGGCAAAATGCAGGTAGCGGCCTTGAACTGCCGACGCTGACGGGCTTGCCCAATAGAACACGCACCCGAACATCTGGCTCGTTCACCCAGGCGCAGCACCCGGTTTCGCGTTTCTTCGACATCCTTTTCACCCGCCATCGACAGGATCGGGCGCAACTTACCTCTACTCCTTTGAAAATCCCCATTAGACCCGCCCTCATAGCGGGCCTTTTTTTGCCCGCGATGGGCTACAAGCCTAACCAATCATCGTCTTACAGCCTTTATTTAAAGGCTCTCTATCGTTTTCTGATCCATACTCCTAATATTAATTTTGGGTATTACTCGGTTTTCCAAAGTAGCCAAACCCAGCAAATACGGGCCTTTGCCTACTTTGGGATACCCGCTATTCGATAGCGAAACACGGTCAGTGGTACAAAAATTGGTACGAGATCCATCCCCTCCCCCGGCGTCCTGCCGACCAGTTTCCCAAACCAAATAATTTGCCTGCTACCCTGTTCACTCCACGGAGGAACATCAATGCCGAACTCAGACCTGCTCCCATCCCTGCTCGAAAAACTCTACGAAAACCAGTTGGCCCTAGAGGCTTCCATTATGGAACTCTCAAATTGGGTAGAGCAGCGCGGTTCTACGGACGTAGCCGAAAATGTCCGCGGTGCGCTGGAAACCATCAGTACCAATGAAAAATTTATCAAATTGACTCTTGCGGTCCTCATGGCGCCGGACTAACAGTCGAAAATAGTGCTGCTCGTCGCCTCAAATCGCGTCACGCTAAAACCTCGATTACTGTATACACATACAGTAATCGGAAATCCAACCATGCCCATCGATGAAGAAACCTGCGGGTGGCTTGGCCTCCCCTCGCCCCTGGAAATGTACCGCCAGCACTGCAGACTTTTGGAAAACGAGATCCAGGAGCTGAACCTCCAACTGCGTAAAGCGCGGGCTGACGTTTTCGGCATCAGCCAAATGCTGCTGGAGACCCAGGCGAAGAACACAGAGTTTGCCGGGTACCTCCGTCAACGAGGAGGCGAAGCGGCGGAAATGCGCAAGCAGATCGACATCCTGACTACTGCACTCAGTTCAAGTCAGCGTGAAACCGAAGCCCTGAAGCGAATCGTCAATGAAATGAGACCTCGACCAACCACGATTGTCTAAAGTGAAACGGAAAGGGGGCCTGGCCATGTGCGGAAGACTGTCGCAGTACAGGGGCATCCACGACTTTGTTGCGGCGCTGAGCATGCCCAATGCCCAGGCGAACTCCGTCGGTGAATTGCCGCTCGAGCGCTACAACGTCGCCCCGACAACCCAGGTCGCCCCGCTACACATGCAGGGCGATCTGCTGCACGCAGACCTGGTGCGCTGGGGATGGCGGCCGCACTGGGCCAAGGATCGCGCTGCACCGATCAATGCCCGCGTCGAGAAGGTGGCCCACGGCCCCTTCTTCCGTGCGATCTGGCCGCACCGAGCAATCACACCTATCGACAATTGGTTCGAGTGGGTGGATGAAGGCGGGCCGAAAAAACAGCCTTACCTGATCCGTCGGCGGGATGGCGCGCCGATATTCTGCGCGGCCATCGGTCAGTTGCCTGACGCCGATAAAGGCCCTGATGAGCATGACGGCTTCGTGATCATCACCGCCGACAGCGCCGGCGGAATGGTGGACATTCACGACCGGCGCCCCGTGGTGCTTCCGTCTGACCTCGCCCGGGAATGGTTAGACCCGGCTACGCCCAAGGAGCGCGCCGAGCAGATGGTGTTGCACTAGGGGGAGCCGGCCGAGGCCTTCGAATGGTTCAAGATCGACACGGCGGTCGGCAACGTGCGAAATAAAGGATCTGACCTGATCGAACCATTACGTTAGATTCGTCCCTGCTAATGCAGCAGTATGGGCTGGAGAGGCTTGCACGCCTTTTAGATCGTGGCCTGCAACGATTCACTGTCTAAAACTCTACCGTCATTTAGCTCGCATTTTGGCCAATAAATGCACGGTAGGATTGGGAAGTTTCAGACAGAAAAAGCGCTCCGCCGACAGCAGTGCGTCTGCATGTATTTCATCAGCCATTGCTGACCCATTTGTACAAGCGCTTTGCGATAGATAGAAAATCCCAGGCCATTGCAGAACCCACAGCGACGCCAGCAAGACCAATCTTGAAAGCAGTCTGTTGCCAAATATCTGCGCTGTCGAAAATCAAATAGGCGAGTCTATAAAAGCCGATATCATAGTAAGTTCTGTAAGTTACAAAGAAGGCGATCAGACAGAGCATCGAAGACAAACAAAAAACGACGAACCCAAATCTTTTCACCGGACTTTCAAATTTCTTCAAGCTCATGCTCGCGGTACCCGTACCTGGAAATCGTGCATTCAACCAATGACGACCTAAAAAAAGCAAGCTGCCGTGCAGCCCGGGCCATTCTCCGGCGTCCTGCCGACCGAACACAAATCCCTATTTTGAAACACTCCTGACATAAGCCTGGCACGCACGCAGCGCGATCAGTCCTTGGTCCCCGTCACCGGTGATGGCGAGAATTCGTTGAGCATGCGTTGGGTCAAGTTGGGCTCGCGCGGCTCCATGAACCACGCCGACGGCGCAGGGGGCGGCAGGCACGTTGCAGCCACTGGCTGAATCCGCGGCGTCGAGAAGGACTGACAGCCGGACATCAGAAGTGGCAAGACGATCGCGCAGAACAGCCTGATTGCGTTGGGCATCGGATAATTCCCTGGTGTGTTGTTGGTCCTGCCCAGCGAGCTGCTGCTCCAGGGCCAGGCGCCTGTCGGTCTCGTCGCGCGCCTGTTTGGCTGCTGCAGCACTGACCAAGCCGAGATCCGTCTGGAATTGGCCGGCCTGATCCGCCAACCTTCCGCCGTAGCGCCAGTCTTGCACCTGCCAGGTGCCCGCGGCGCTGACGACCATCGCCAGCAGGATCGCGCCCAGAATCTGCCCGGGCGTCATGCCAGCACCTTTTTCGCCTTGTCCCACAACTGCAGGCGATCTTCCAGGCCGTTGATCCCACCGTTGATGCGGCGGGTGATCTTCACAAAGTCGCCCAGGTCCGCCAGCGTGTTCAGGCCTTTCGTCGACCAGAACCAAGCCGCCGACATCGCGGCGTGCTGCGGCAGCTCGAGCAGCTCTGGATTACTGAGCAGGTCCAGGTCGAGGGCTTCCCCGCACGCGGCGTAGTTGGCCCGGCCGGTGATCTGGATCAGGCCCCGGCCACGGTACTTGGAGCCGTCACCCTTCACGGTGTTACCCAGGTCGGCGCGCCCTTCATAGCCGGCCTGTTGCGCCGTGGGCCCCCAAATCTCGCGCACAAAACGCAACTGCCCCGACTCGTGCCCGACCTGGGCGATGAATGCGGCGGCGCGCGGTGTGCCGACGATGCCATAACGGTTCATGGCCGTGTTCAGGACAGGAACAAAAACGCCGGCTTGGCGGCCGGCGTTCGGGAGGATCTGCAGCAACTGCTGCTGGGTGATGGGCATACAAGCTCCTAACGTGAGTAGCCCGCACTTGGCGGGGGTTGTGGTGCGCGACCGCTAAGCCAAGCTGACGACTTTGACTGACTTGGCGGCTTTCTTCGTTTTCTTGCCTTTGGCTTTGGCCTTGCCTTTTTTGCCGCCGTTGCACTCGACGGTGGTGGACCAGCCGGCTTGGGTGAATGTCTGCTCCACCGAATCAACCAAGTACTCGCCATCGAGCCCCACCTTGAAGCCCTGGGCATTGATAGAGCGCTCCGCGAATAGGTCCGTGCGCCCGGGCATTTCAAGACGCACGCCCGCCGTGGATCGGTTGAACGCAGCCAAGCGCGCCTTGGCCGCGGATTCGGCAGCGGTCTTGTTCGGGTGAATATGGCGGTCGGTGTGTACTGCCGGCAGGCCGTCCGGCACGTCGTCATTCTCCAGGGAGACCACCGACAACGTGCCCGTCTTCTTGTCCTGATGCTTGGTCGCCACAGTCTTGTGCGCGTTACGGTCGCCAAGGCGGAATTGCCAGCGGCTTACGTCTCTGCGCGTAAGGTTGATCGCGCCAATCACCTTGCCGCTGGCACTCAGGCCCGCTTGGCGCTGCATAACCATCAACTTGCCGTCGCCCACCTTGGCGGTGCAGTCATATTGCTTGGCCAGGCGCGTGACAAAGCTGAAGTCAGATTCGTGGAGCTGGTCAGCCCGGGCGACTTTAGTGGCGATGGTGCAGGCTGGCGTCCAGCCATTGCGCGCCGCGATATCGGAAACGATTTTCGACAGCGGCACGTCTTCCCAGCTACCGCTGCGGATCGATTTACCGGTGCCGCGCATATCGCTGGCCTTGCCCCGAATAACGATGGTGTCTGGCGGACCGGATACCTCGATCTCGTCGACCACATAGCGCCCCAAGCGCACCAGGGACGTTTCGGCATAGCCCAGGTAGACCTCGATCCCGGCGCCACGCTTGGGCAACGTTACCAGGCCGTCGCGGTCATCAATGCGCAACTCAAACTCGTCCGACTCCATGCCGGGCTTGTCCGTGGTACGCAACAGCAAAAGCCGATCGTTAATCAGCGACGTGATATCGGAACCGTTCGCGACGATTCTAAATTGGGGAGTCATAGGGCATTGGCCAATAAAAAACCCGCACTGGGCGGGCTTTAGGGAAAGGGGGCGTTACGCATAACGGAACAAGGCCGCAACCAATAGAACTAAATCAATCCCACAGGGCTACTTGCTCATCCACAGGGCCTGGCAGATCCGGCAAGACAATCACCACACCAGCACGGTAAGGCTGATCCTCATCCGCCAGGCCCTGATTGGCCGCCAACACTGCCTCAACGCTGCCCACCAGATGGCCATAGAAGTTATGGCAAATGGTATCGAGCAGATCCCCGTCAGATGTTCTGCATGTCGTCGCCATAGCGCACAAACTCCAAGGTAAACGCCTGTTTGCGGGGGATACCGCCCTGCATCAGCGCGCTTTGGTCTTCGTCAATGGTCTTGAGGCACCATGTGCCCAGCACAACGCCATAGCCCGTGGTCAGGGTCACCGGCTTGAGCTGGGAGCCTATCGAGCGCAGCGTGTTGAGCTGTTCCAGCCCGCCACGGTAGCCCGGGAAAATATCGCCCTTGAGCGTGATTTTCTCGTCACCCATGCCAACCGCCTGCTGGGCCGACCGGCGCGTCAGGCGCTCCTGGGAGGCCCAGCGGTATTCGGTCGAGCGGCGCAGCGAATCAAAGGCCGCCGTATCAAGGTTGAAGTAATACGGCTGCGCCTTCGGGTCCAGCGGCTGAATGATCAGCAGATGGGGGAAAGGCTTCACCGCCTCTTTCGCCGGCGTTGCATCCGTGGCGAATGCACCGGTGGGAATGATGTTGGCCAGTGACGGGTCAATCATTCCGGCGATCTTGTTGATAGCGGTTGCCGCCCTCCCCGCCTGCTCTTTTAGCGTGCCCATGCGCTCATCAATCTGCGACAAGGCGCGGGAAGCACGATTGTAGGTTGCGATAACCTTTCCAACCTTGGCCTGGGCCGTAGAAATCCCGCGCATGACTCGCTGTAGCTTCGCCCCCACCGCAGGACCAATAAACGGCAGATCCTCCAATTCATTGGCCGCGCCGGTGATTTCGCTGATCGCACCGTTTACCGGCCCCATCATGCCATCGATACTGCGCCGGCCCGCTTCGCCGGCCGAGGCCAGATACTTCAGGCCGGACTGTAGCTGTGCCAGTGATTCCATATTTCCCCCTTAGACATGCGGCGCGTCGTAGAGCTTGCGGTTTTCGAGTTGCTGGGCGATCTCTCGTTGCTGCTGCTCCATCAGCGGCCGCAACTGGGCAATAATCTCGTTTGGATCCTTCGCATCGCCTTGCACCGTCAGCGTGATAGGCGCGTGAATATCCACCTTGGTCTCGAACTTCGCCGGCTGCACCTTCGCAACCACGGCCGCCGCAAGTGGCGCAGCAACCGCGTCGGCATTGGCTTGGGGCATCATCATGGACCGCGCAACATCACCCGGGTTAACAGGGCCAGGCGTTGCCGGCAACGCACCCTGGCCTGGATTGGTCAACATCAGCGGCCCCGTGCGCGATGGGGAAAACGACTTGGCGATATCCCCCAGCACTGGCGGAATGTCCTTGCCGGCATCCCGCATCATCAACGGCCCCGCCACCGGCATGGCCTTCGTACTTTCGTCAGAGCCAAACATCGACTTGCCGATGGTACCGCCCAGGGCGTCACCGCCCATGCTGCCCAGCCAGCCCCCAATCAAGCCGCCCAGGACGGTGCCGATTACCGGTACCGCCGAACCGATGAACGCACCGGCCGCCGCACCGGCGAGCGTGCCAGCAAGTCCGCCAGCCGCAGCGCCATATCCTTCGGCTTTTTCGTCCTGGGTTTCAGCGTTGTCGTAGGTGTCTTTGACCTTAAAACCGGCTTCTATCACGGCCAATACTGCCGGCCCCTTCATGCCTGCCCCAATGCCACGCCCGGGGCTTCGGCCACCACGGCCGCCGCCCTTACCTTTTCCATCCTTGCCGCCAGCGTCATCGAAGCCGCCCAAATCCATGACACCAGATCCGCCAACGGGCATATTGGTGACAATGACTTTTTGCGGGATGTTCGGGTTGCCCATCAGCGAGCCGCGCCCAATGTTGAGCAGGCCCTTGGCAATCTTGAATCCGCTCATAGCGGTCTGGAACGCGATCACCGCCGCCACGGCGGCACCGATCCCCGTCACAACCCGGGGCGACTCGTCCGACAGCTTGGCCAGCCCCTGAGTGACATAGGCCAACCCATCCGCCACTTTGTCAGTGACCGGTCGGAATGCGTCACCAATGGCGCGCATGGCTTCGTCCATGCCCTGGGCCATTTCTGCCCATTTTTGCGCCGACGCCTGCCGGCGCTCCTCAAGGTTCTTATCAAGGATCCCAGTGGCCGAGGCCGAGTCTTTCTTGAGCTGGGCGTACAGTTCTTTGTTCTGCATGTAGGCCGTCAAAGCGCCCTTAACCTGCATGTCCGCGAACAGATCCCCGGTACGCAAAGCCTGCTCCAGGGACGCAATCATGGCCTTGGCTTTCTCGGGGTCAGTCTCCTTACTGATCTTCGCTGTAGCGGCCGCCATGGCGGCGGCCTTCTTCGGATCCGTTGCCGCAATGTACTTCTGTGCCAGCTCAAAGCTGGATTCAAGGGTGGATTTACCATTCTGCAGGCCGGTATTCATCGACCCTTGATAGTCAATTCCGGCATCCTTGTAGGCCTTGACCGTATCGCCAGAACCGATTTTCTCCATCCAGTTTTTGAGGTTGTTGGCCGCTTCATCAGCGCCGCCGGCGGTCTTCATTTGCACCTGAAGCATTGAGCCCAGTTGCGTGACCGCATCCATGCCAGTGATGCCGATCTTGCCCATCCCCGCCAACAATTCAGGGAACCAACGCGCCATGTCGGCCGCTTCAAAACTGCCTGCCTGGCCCTGATAGGCGATGGCCTCCAGCGCCTTTTGCATCACGGCCGGATCGGAGATTTTGGCGTTCTGCCCCAGGGCGTTGATCATGCGGGCCGTTTCGCCGCCGTCCGAACCCTGGCCAATTGCAAACTTGGCCGCCACCGGCGCGTATGACAGAGCCTTATCCAGCTCCATGCCGGCACCCACCAGGGCGTTGACCACCTCGGCCACCTGATTGCGCGCCATGCCGGTATCACGCGAAGTGCCGATGATCGTTTTCGACATCTGCGCTTCTTCGGGCTTGTTGGCAATATTCGCCTTGATCGCAATGTCACGGATGATCGCGCCAAAGTCCGCGCTAACCTTCGTCGGAATGGCCATCGCTGCCGTGGCGGCCGCCGCCTGGCCAATGCTGCTTTTCATCTGCTGTTTACCAGCATCAAGCTGCATATGGCCCTTGGCTTTAAGCTCGGCCTTTGTCGCCGCCTGCCCCATGGCCGCGTAAGCCTTGGTCAGGTTGCGCACTTCCACGCCCTGCTTGCGCAGGCCATCCAGATTGTTCTCCAGTTTTCGCTGTAACGCCGTGGCGCCCTTATCGCCGGCCATATGTGCCTTGCGCCACTCATCCCGCAAGCGCATGGTCTCGCCGATGGTCTTTTCCAGCACTCGCGCCCGGGAACCTTGTTCCTCCAGCTTCTTGATTTTGTTGCTGACGTCCTTGAACGCCGCCCCTACCGTCGAGCTGACGGCCCCGCCAATGACCAGGCCGAGAGCAAGTTTGTTTGCCATGTGCGCGCCCTATACGTCGGGTAGATCAACAGCGGCTCATTCCGTGAGCCACCACACCATCACGTTAAAGGGCATGGCCAGGATCTCGGCAGACGAGAAACCCGTCTCTTTTGCCAAGCGCTTGGCCAGCACTTTAAGCGTGACCTCGTTACACGCCGTCTTCCTCAACCAGGCGAAAATAGCCCGCCTGAAGGCGCATGTAGTCCTTGTATTTGAGACTCGTGAGTTCTGCCTCGGTAGCTGTGAGCAGGCTACAAAACAAGTTCAGCTCCACCTTTTCATGGTCACCATTGCCGGCGATTTTGGCGGCCATAACATCCTTTACGCTGGGCGCGCGCATCATCAGCTTATCGGTCACAACCCCATTGAGATTGGCCTTGTGCTTGAGCGTTACGGTAACGCCGTCGTCGCTCAGGACCAGCCAGGACGGGAGTGGTGCAGTTAGAGAGTCGGTCATATCATCAATCCTTAAAGGCCCAGGGCCGAACGCTCAGCGGCCAACTGATCAACACCGTTGATCACCTGAACCATGTTGGCAAAGTCGATTTCGTACATCACACGACCGTCGATTTCGAGCTTGTAGTAGGTGACGGCCATGGCGTGTTTGACTTCGGCCTTGTCGCCCGGCTTCCAATCACCCATATCCACCTCTTTAAGCGAGCCGCGCAGGGTCACAGTTACCGCCTTCACGGTGCCTTTCTGGCCCTTGAACGAGCCACGGAAAACGGCATTGCAAGCCGTCTGGTCCGCCAGACCGAAGAACTTCAGCGACTCTTTGCGCACTCCGTTGGTGGTCCATGCCGCCTCCAGCTTTTCCAGGCCGGTAGGCAGGTCGACAGGGCCACTCATACCGCCGCCCCGGTATTCCTCGGATTTGGTCGCCAGCTTGGGAAGCGTCATAGACGGCACATCACCGGAAAAGCTCACGCCATCAAGGAACATGACGCAATTGGTCAACATTTCAGGAATCATCAGACGGCCCCCTTAGGCTGCTTCAAGTACTTCGGTCAGCCACTCGTTGGTGACCTCGATCAGGAAATTCGGGTTCTCAGCCGGCGGCACGTCGGTGAAGCGAATGCGCCAGAAGACTTTGCCCTGCTCGATTTGGCTGGCCGTGTTCATCTCGGTGTCTGCATAGACTTCGAAGTTGATCACCGCGCCGGCGTTCTTCTGATCGCGCATGAAGGATTGGAGCCCTTCAGTCACGTCAGACACATAGGTTTTCGTGATCGAGCGGTCTACCGCCCACTTGTGGCCAGCCTGGATCGCATCCATGAGGATGTCGCAGGTACGCACACGGGTGACGAACGACCACTTGGCATCAGCCGAACACGTGCGGTTACCCCACAGGCGGTAGCCGCCGTCACGGATGATCGTGGTGATGTTCGCGTTATTGAGCAGGTTGGCCCGGCACGTTGCGTCGCCGTCCAAGTACTCCACCGGCCGGGTGGTACCGGTGATCCCTACGAACTCTTTGTTCGATGGCGACGCCCAGTAGCCGTACTCGGCATCGGTCCAGGCAAACAAGCCCGCCACCCAGGCCGAGGCAGGGGCATCCACGGTCGCGCTATCGACAGTGCTCCAGAACTGCACACCCGGATCCACCAGATAGATCCGCTTACTGCCGAAGTTCAACGCGTAGGCCATAGCGGCCTCGTCGGTGGTGTTCGGACCATCAATGATGGCAATCGCACGCAGCTTGCCGGCCAGGGCGTCCATGACGGTGGCCACCGCCTGCGTGGCCGAGTGCCCTGGGGCGATCAACAGCTTGGGCTGGGCGTTATGCCGGCTCTTGCCGTCCAGTAGCGCCTGAAGGCCCGTGCGCTGCCCATCTGCCAGAACGCCACCGATGATGGCTGACGTTTGCAGCGCGGCGTCAGCGAGCTTAGGAACGCCAATGGCGACGATTACAGCCTTGGCCCGTACATAGATCGCCTGGCAAGCGCGGGCAATCGCCGAATCAGCCCCGAACGCTGCAATGGCTTCACGCTCGGACGTGATCAGCTTCAGCTCGCCGGCCTTGGCATTACCGCCACCAAGAATGCCCGGGGTGAAGGTGTCGCACAGGCCGATGATCGAGGACGACGGGAGCGAGATGGTGCGCGCGCCGGTGTCGATCAGAGAAGTGGTGATGCCGTGAAAGAAACTCATAAGGCTCAATCTCCAGAAACGAAAAAGCCCCGCATAAGCGAGGCCGTAGGTTGTTCGTGTTGCGTGTAACGGAAAAGAAAATACCCCGACAGTGCGGACCTTTATTGGACTGCTTCAGAAAGCCATTCAGGCACGATAGGCCTACGATCTTGGTTTGGGAAATCCACTAACCCGGGGTAGTCCCGCAGACTCAGGCGATAAACCTGTAGCGCTTTATATTGTTCATATAAAAGAGTCGTGCCGTTGTCCGCCTCCACTTCATCTCGGTGACGAACGACCAAGGGGTCAGTAGCGGCTAACTGAGCATCACGCCAAACTCGCTCCCGACTTGCAACCTCTTCCGCGCTTGGTGGCGGACGATCAGCGGAAAGAGGAAGACCATCGACCCCACTACAAATAACTTTTCCCTCGGATTGCAACGTTAAAAGCTCAAGGTATTGAGCCTCGGTGATCTCTACTAGCTCATTCTCCGGCGGCAATGAACACTTAGGGTTGGCCACTAGAATCTTTGGAGGGCAGGCTTGCGGATCGAGCACGTCAACAAGGGGGGGTTCAAAATCCCCCAGGCCTTCCGGAACCCAATTTGGGTCAGGAATGCTAATTGTTGGATGTTCCCATTGCGGGTCCGAGACCAAAACCAAACGCGGGCCGTGTATTTCCTCAATATAAAATCCGCAACTTGCCCCATGAAAATATACAACCATTCTAATACCCCTCCGCTTCGACAATAAGAGTTAACCCATATTGAACGGAAGCACTCCACTCATCTACACGCAACTTACACCCGCTAGTTGTTAGCTCGGAATAAGAACACGAAAGCGTTGCCGGAGACCCTGTACTTTGAAGCACCGATATCTTTACCGAATCTGCTTGAGTAGCAAAAGCCACCGGGAAGGCCACAGAGCCAGCCCAAGCTGTTGAAACATCCCCCAAATAAACAGATACCCGCTGACGCAAAAGACCCGTATCGGCACACCGCCACCAACCAGGTATCCCTTTCGCACAGGTATTGCGAGGCAGCTCCGAGCGAGCCACCAAAAGAACGTTACCGCCGCCTTTTTGGTGCATATAAGGTAGCGATGGTTCGTTACTTACCAGGCCTACCGCATCAACCCAGTCGCCGTCAGGTTTGGCGTCGACCTGAGTCCTTCTTGCTAAGTGAACAATTGAATTAGGGGACTTTAAAAAGTATGGGTAGTTCAAATCTCCGCTTACGAAACCAGCAGCAACAATACCATCCGCTGCAACTCTCTGATTAAGAAGCTCGTCAGATTTAACTTTGGTGTAGGCATCAGTAATGCCATAACCCTGCATTGTGGACGGCTTATCCTTCAAACTTTCGAAGGTATGCACATGAGCTGCCAGGGCAAGGTTAATAATTCCACCAACGCCTCCATCAGGCTTTCTTTCCAGAAAATACGGCTTACTAATATCTCCGGAGACAAAGCCAGCCGAAATAATCGTATCCGCTGCAACTCTTTGCTCAAGAAGCTCGTCAGCTCTAGACTTTGTATAGGCATCAGTAATGCCATAACCTTCTAATGTGGACGGATTCCACCCATCAACAACAATTCCGCGCTCATTGATCTGCACCTTTGTGTAACTACCCGCACGCCGGCCGCCCGGCAGCACATTTACAATGGAGCTATCAACGTAAGAGCGCGTGGCCAAAACGACAGCAGGGTCTATTTTAAGAACGATATTCGCGGTGCTTGCGACGATAAAGTTCATCCGAATAACTTGGGTTTTCCCGGTTCCCTGAACCAACAGAGGCTTGAAGCTCGGAGCGCAGTTGGCTACTGCGACCATGTCCCCGTCAGCGTCATAAAGAGCTAGTTCTCGGATCCACTTACCACCAACATCGGCCGGAATAACCTGCTCTGTGATAATGATGTTTGGGTTGGCCGAATCAGGGCGAACCTGATTGACCGGCGCCCGGCGCCACTCATTAATCAGCTTCGTCTGGGCGCGGTTTGGGATGGGGTCGGTATCATTGGCGTCACCGACGCCCATCTGCGCAAACGTCCAAGAAAGGCCTAGCGCCGTTGCGTTTGCCTGTTTTGCCTCTCCCACAGCCGTGAGGATGGCGAAGAACTGACTGTTCTGATCAATCATGGGTACACGTCCAGGGTGTCAATTTCATCAATGCACATGACCAGTCCGTAAGAGCCGGTCACCTCGATATCACGGGGAGTTGGTGGGTAAACGTCGATCACTTCACCCTCATCGACATAGGCGCCGATAGGGATGTATCCACTGGTTTCCAGACTGATCGCCAGGCCCGTCATTTGACGAGTGACGGGTTTGGCGTCATCAATGAGCCGGGTCAGCTCCTGATACATTTCCTCGGTAATGCCGGTGTCCAGCACGCCGACCTTCAGTGCGAAAGTTCCCGGCACGCCCTCCGGTACCGTCTGCCACCACTCCATGACCTCGATCAGGTAACCGAGCGGTTCGACCACGCGGCGCAGCGCGCCAATCGTGCCTTTGTGCTTGTGGATGTAGTACGAGGCTTTGATAGCTGCGCGCTTGGTCGCCTCGCTCCACCGATAATCCCAGCGGTCGACCGACCAGGCCCACGCCAGATGCAGCAGCAAATGGGCAGGACACGTATCGGCGTTGTAGAGCGTGCGCAACGGAACAATGGTTTTCTCGTAGAGAGCTGCCTCCATGGCCCGCTCTAGCTGTGTGCTATTGCTGGGCAGTAGGCCTTTCATCCGCCAACCTCACGCTGTAACCAGTGCAGTACGCGGCCTGGGCTTTAGTAGGGGCCAGGTCGACCCACCCGGGCAGCTCGACCCGCGAAACACCTGCAACGTGTAGCTGGGCGTCAATGGCAGAGCGCGCCACCTCAACGCCCAAGCGCTTACGAGGGTTGATCCAGCCAGCCAAGCGGCTTAGCCCCTCGGCCAAACTGGCGTCCCCTTCTGGCCCGGCGCTGCTCATGTGAAGAATGGCGTCAATGCGATAGGGCAAAATCTGCGCGCCCTGTACCGTTAGCCGGTCACCGAGCGGGCGAACGTCATCATCATTCAGGGCCAAAGCCACCGTGGCCAACAACTCCGGCGTGGCCGTCCCATCCCCTTCGGTACTCAGCACCGTTACGGTAACGCACGCAGGCGCCGGACTTTCTGCCGAGGCGTCCAGCACAAAGCCGGACGCGTTACGAGCGTGCAGGATGTAGCTGTTACGCGGGCCCGCTGTGGTCAGCCCCTCATAGGCCAACTGGATACGCTCACGATACGGGTCATCACCCTCAAGGACTTCAGCAATCGGCGGAACCGCTAGCAGATCCTCGGGCCGAATCACCAGGCGCGGAAGGTTGACGTTTGCGCCCAACTGATCGAGGTCGCCCTTGATGGCGTGAGCCAACAGCAGCGCCTTGCAGGCATCGTTAACACGGGCGCGGTTACCGACCTTGTTATATGCCCCCACCTCCAGCACTTTGGTAACCGGATCGCTTTCGAGCGCGGCGTTCCAGTTGTCGCCCATATAGTCGCGAAACGCTGACAGTCCTTCGTCGTAGACCTCTTCAAAGTCCAGTGGCTCAAGCACCTCCGGCGCCGGCAAGGCGGACAAATCCACGATGCTCATACGCTTACCTCCAAGACAAAGCTGTCGCCCAAGTACTCGCCGGCAACGAGCATGTTTATTTTCCCGTCCAGCAGCGACAGCGCCGTCACACGCTCAAGTTTCAGGCGCGGCTCATGAAGGCCGAGGGCACGGGCCGCTTCGGCCTGAACCGCACTTTTCCAGCCAGCATTGATTGGCAAGTCAACGAACAGGCGCAGCTTGCTGCCGTACTCGGGCCGTTGCCGGCGACTGTCCAGGGGCGTACTCAAGATATCGGCAATGGACTGTCGCAAATGCTCGATGCCGGATATGGGTTGCCCGGTGTGGCGATCCATTCCGATCATCTGGCTTAGCCCTCCTGGGCGGCGTATTCGCTATTAGCCTTCAGGAAGGCCACAGCCTCTTTATCGGACTCCGGCACCACCACCAGATGCTTGGCAACCGGGTAAGTACGATCGGTACCAGGCACAACCAGCGTGCGCGACGTGTAGACCAGATCGCGGAACGTCAAAGACGCCGGCGCGACAGTGGTTTGTTCTTCGGTTGCGGGCCTCTCGATGGTCTTGGCCATGATTTCTCCGGGCATGAAAAAGCCCGCACGCGGCGGGCTGTAGATGAATTGGGTTAGTGCTTGTGGTGGTTGTCGCTGTTACCGGCCGCCAGGATGTCAGCGGCGCCGGTGATGCTTTGCGTTACGTGTAACGGGCCGTCGATTTCCACCGCGCCGATCAACGCTATCTGAGGCGATTTAATCGCCGCCCAACCGGGCGCCAGGTCGAACTCGGTACCGCCCACCGTGGCATTCACCGCGTTATCCGTAACGGTCACAACCGTGCTGCCCACTTTGATAGTGACGGTACCGGTCGGCAGGGTGATGGTGTAGGTCTTGGCCGCCCAGTCGTAGACCAGCGAGCCGCCATCGTCAAAACGCCAGACCTCAACATGATCTCGGTTATCCGGTGGGCCGCCGGCATTGCCGTACAGCCCAGGGATAAACGTGCCTATGCCCGCCTGGCCGCTGGGATTGAACAACACCCCCTGCTCGCCCAGGCTGGGTGCGCGCCAGTGCCGCGCCTTACCGGCCGCCAGGCTATGCCAGCGCACCCAGGCGCTCGTCCACTCGCCATTGCTGACACGCACCGCCGGTGCCGCCAGATCAACGCCGACCACCACACATGGCATAAGCATGGCAGCGATCATGCGGTCATGTTCCGCTTCGGCGTAACTCACGAAAGTTCCTCGGGAGCCACCGGCTCGTCGCCCGGCTCGATGTTGAACACCAGAGAGCCAGGCGGCTCATCAGGCCATGGCCAAGTGAACTCCCCAACTTCGAAAGGCTGGATCCATTGCACCGACCACATGACGAACTGCTCAAGCTCCTGTGTCGGGGCTTCTGGCTGGGCGTGAACCTGTTCAGGCGGCCCGGTAACAAAATCCACCCCCCACCACTGATCCTTAAGTACCGTCGTCATCTGAGCCGCCAAGATTGCGGCTTGTAGTGACGCCTTGGGCCGGTCAGCATCGACCAAAATGCAGGATTGGAAACGACCAATCAGCGCCGTTTTCCCTTCCCCTCGATCAGTACCCAGGGTCATATCGGTAATGCCGTACAGCAATGCAGGTGTGTTTACCTGGGCGTCCAGTTCGGGGAACTGCTCCACGTGCAGCACCCGGGGCATACGTTCGCTGATAATGCGAGTGATCGCATCATGTAATGTCGTCAGTTCGCTCATTGGGCACGCTCAGCACCAGGTCAACCATGCCCGAGCCGTCAGGCTTCAGGCGCACGACCCTGTAGCGGCCACCACCCAGCGCGGGCGGCAGCTCAATGGTAAGAAAGTCGCCTTTTTTGACGCCTTGCACGTCGACCACTCGCGCGGTCAGGGTGGGCTCTAACACCTCATCGGCATTGATCGCACCGCCCAGCCGCACAGCGCCGCCCTTGCCACCGCCGATTTCGGCGCCGACAAAAGGCGAAGCAAAGGCGCCATAGACTTCGCACCCATCCGCCAGCGTCGCCCGGTCACCCAGGCGACTCACCAGCAAGGCGTCCATGCGGTCGGCCATGGCCCGAAAGCGATCGCCCGACATTACTGAACGATCAGCACTTCGGCATAGCCGCCGACCGAATCGGTCAACAGCTTGCCGTAAGGGGCCGAGTCCGCCGTGCCCGAAGCGACCAGGGCGCCCGCCTTGACGCTGGCTTTCATGCCCGCCTTCAGCGCGGCATCGGCCGGCACGCTCCAGTTGCCGCCGGTGCGGTAGACGATCACCGTGCCCTTGGGGCCTCCCTGCAGCGGCATCACGGCCAGATCATTGATCACCTGGGGCACACCCGCGACAGAGCCGCCGGTGGGGGCCGGCAAGGTGACGGTTTCGCCATTGCTTACATAGTTGGTAGACATAGACTTTTTCCCTCTTCAGAAACAACAAACCCCGCACTGGGCGGGGCCATGGGATCGGCGACGCGTTAGGCGCCGGCGGACTTGTTCAGGCCGCGCGCATCAAGCGCAGAAACTCCGGCGTCGATGCGAACCTTGGTCGCGATGCCGTCGCTGGTGAAGCCTTCCATCTGGTCGATGTACGGCGTATCGACGCCATCCAGATAGGCCACTTCAATGGTGTCGCTGCCTTGCTTCGCGGCCAGATACCAGGCCGACGACGAATTGTCGTCCAGGCGCGGCTCGCCGATCACCTGGGCGAAGTTCTGAATCGGGTTGACCACGCCGGCGTTGACCTGGGCGGTCGGCACCGACGTCGAGCGAATCAACTGATTGGCTTGGTCTTCCAGCGCGACCGGGCACAACAGGAACGCAGGGCGGACGTTCAGCGTGCGGGTCTTTTCGCCCTCCTTGGCCGGCTTGCCCTTCTGCAGCGCCATGGCGGTTTTGGCCGCACTCATTGCCGCGATCGACAGCGCCGAGCCGGCACCGGTGAACAGGTTCTTGCGCGAGGCCTCGAACAGTGGCTTGCCATCCTTCATCTTGCCGTTATTGATCAGAGTGTCGTACACCAGATCACCAATGGTTGCGCGAGCCGCCGCCCCCATCAGCCGCGGAATCGCACTCAGGGCGTCGAGGTCATCGTTGATGATGGCTTGACGGTTGATGCTGAAGATCTCGCCGTAGGTGGCCAAGCGAATCGTCTCGCCGGTGTCGCCGAGGGTGATGTACTTGTATTCAGCGCCTGGGCGCACTTCACGCAGCGTCGACATTGCCCCCAGACCGACGCGGTTGGCCACCTTGAAATCGCTCAAGCGGCCTTGGCGCGTCCACAGGTGATAAGTTTCCTCGGCATCCTCCCAGCCCGCCAACAACGAACGGTGCGAGGCATCGAGCAGAATGTTGCCGAAGTCGCTGGCATCGTGGGTAAAGGCCAGACCGACCATATCCATCGGCCGCAGCGTCGCGACACCAATGCTGCGATCAGCCAGGGATGCCCGGGCCAGTTCACGCAGGGTCATGTGGTTGTAAGCGTTGTCCGCTTGGTTTTCTTCGATGCCGAGACGACCAAACAACGAAGCCCGAACCGAATCACCCACCAGATTGCCGTTGGAAACATGACCAAGATGGCGAACGTTCGCGGTCGGGGTGGTTGCCGCGCCCATGGCGGCCAGCAGTTGCTCGCGAGCCTGTGCGACCGTGCAATTCACATCATCCTGGCAGGTGCGCAGCAATTGCGCATGGGGCTCGCCGAACGCGCCGAATGCCGCGACGATGCCGGTACGACGGGCCACATCATCCGCCAGCGCCTGAGCGCGGATCTGGTCGGCCGTCAGACTAGCGGACGCCGGCGCCGGCGCTGGAGCTGGAGCTGGAGCTGGAGCTGTAGCCGGGGCAGGCGCTGGAACAGAGCCGCGTGGATTCATCAAGGTGTGCATTGTCTGAGGCATGCTGGTGTATTCCTCCAGGCGTTTCGAATTGAGTTGTGCGGCGGCCTTGATAGGCTCTAACACCTGATCCGCGAAGCCGGCCGCCACCGCTTCGTTTCCATCCATCCACGTCGTTACCTTGAGCATTGCCGCGATTTCCTCCGCAGACTTGCCCGTCTTGCGCGCATACGCCTGCACCAGCGTGCCCTCAACCTTGTCGAGCAGATCGGCATATTCGCGCAGATCATCGGCATCCCCGATCTGCCCGCCCCATGGCTTGTGGATCATCATCATGGAGTTGGCCGGCATATAGATCACATCGCCCGCCATCGCGACCACGCTGGCCATCGAAGCGGCCATGCCGTCGATGTACACCTCTACGCGCGCCGAATGCCCGCGCAGAATGTTGTACATCGCCGTGCCGTCCATCACGTCACCGCCGCCGGAATGAATCCGTAGATTGATCTGTGACACGTCACCGAGCGCCGCCAGATCGCGAGCGAACTGGCGAGCCGAGATTCCCCAGGCACCGATATCGTCATAGAGCATGACTTCGGCCACACCCCGCGACGCGGCGCGAATGGAGTACCAACTTTCCTCGGGCTTATTCGTCGGGCTTATCGACGCCCGTGGCCGCATCAGCGGCTCGTTGTTTTTCGTCATCATTGGGCTGATTCTTCCCGTAGATTTGGTGGTAAAAGTCCGAGCTGAACACCAGCCCGCTCTCGCGGTTCGCGGCGACTTCTGCCGTGCGCGACGCCTTGAGTTCTGAAGGGTTGCGCTGCCGCGATCGAGCCACCTCGGCCTCGTCTGCAAAGCCCGCCTCAACCAGAATTTTCCACGCCGTGGCCTCATGCACCGGATTGATCCAGGGCATCACCGGGCCTTGATAAAACGCGCCGTAGATCGTTCGCGGATCGACATCAGCAGGCACGACCAACTGGCCGCTCAGGATCGCCATTTCGAGCCATTTCCGGTAAACCGGCCGGCACCAGTAGTCGATGAATTCGTGTTGCAGCAGGTCGTAACCCAACTGGCCTTCGACCAACTCCTGACGCTGCGCCGAATAGGTGCCGTCATAGCTGCGCGCGACACTGGAATAGGTGCCACGCGTACCCGCCGCGACAGCCTTGAGCTGGCCATTGCGGAACCCTTCAAGGAAGGGATTCGGGCGGTTGCTTTCGATCATCCCGACGTCTTCGCCGGGCAGCAGCGTGTCGATCACGATGCCCGGCGCGATCGGAAAGGTTCGCTCTGCGCGCACCTGACCCTCGGCCGGCGGAATGTAATCGTCAGGAAGCCCCTTCTTGATGTACATGGCCAACGCCGCACTGATTCGCGCCGCGACCCGCTCGCTTTCCTCGTAATCCTTGATATCCGCCAGGCGGATCAACACCGCGTGTAGCAGCGGCTGGCCACGGTTCTGACCAATGCGCTTACGGTGCGCGATGTGAATCATCTGCTCGGCCGGCACGCGTTTGGTGTTCTGCGCAAAGATTCCGCGCTGATCCCCCGGATGCCCTTTGAACAGGTGGTAAGCCCGCTTGCGACGCCATGCATTGCGCTCGACGCCCTGCACAATACCCTTGGACAGATCGGTGTACTCAATGGGCAGGTAATCCGGCTCCAGCAGCTCCAGCGCAAACGGCACGCCGTGCAGGTGGTCGTAGCCGGGCACCTTGCCCATCAGCATCTGCGCCAATCCCTCGCCATCCCGCAGCCAGGTGCGACACATCAATCGTTCCATTTGCGGCCGGGTCAATTCCCCGGACGTCTCAGGCGTGAGCGACCATTCACCCCATAGCGCTTTAACCGATGCCGCGAACGCGGTGTGGATCGCGCCGTCGTACCTCAGCGGAATCGGCTCCACCGCAATACCCGGACCACCCACCACCCGCTCTTCCAGACGATCAAAAAGCCCCGTGACAATGTCGTGGTCTTCGTCCAGCTTGCGGCACTGCTCACGCAACGATTTCAGCGTTTTGTTCAGCGAGGCATCAGCGCTTTTGGTTTGCTTCTTGGCCCTGTGCGTGCGCGTCACCGTGGCGGCTTCAAACGCCATGATCACGTTACGCGCGCGCAACCGCTCAGCGACGAAACCCGGGAACAGCGGCGCAAGGGCCTTATCCAGCAGGTTCATTCAAACGCCGCCAGAGAAAACCCCGGGCGCCCTCCGCGCTGCACCTGGGCCACTCGCCGCTCCCACTCCATCCGGCCTTGCCTGATTTGCGGCAGATCCGCCATGACGACACGTCGGCCGTTGAACTGCACGTCCTTGCCGGCCAGCACGTCCGCCTCGGCTTGCATGTACTTATCAAGCATTTCCTGCGCTGTCACAGCCATGCGTTCGCTCCTGTTTCAATCCAGCCGCCGGCGGCAGGCTGGTGGTCTGGTTGAGGTTGGATCGGCACGGGTGACGGCTCGGGGGCCAGAGCTTGTGGCTCGTCAAGGTCGATCGCTTCGTCTGGCTCGTCCTGCTCGTCTTGATCCTCTGGCTCGCCCTCATCGCTCAAAGCCGAGTTCTGACGCGCCAGATACTCCAGATCGAGGCCGAATTTCTCTTGGCAGATGCGCAACGCCGCCAGGGCGTACACAAAGCAGTCGAGCGCCTCGTTGCGCTTCTTGCTGGCATCCCAGCGAAGCACGCGACGTCCTCGGGCCATGATCCATTTCTTAGTTTCGCTGGTGAGCTGCTTCAGCTCGTCGCCGTCACAGATCAGGTCATCGGCTGGAAAATGCACCAGACCCGGCACCGGACGATTGCCGTCCGGTTGTAGCTTGAGGCGGTTGTAGATCACCTCTTTGGCGTTGTCGGTCCCGATTTCCGTGAGGTAGGTTTTCGACTTCTTTTCCTTGCGGCGCGGGAAGCTCGCAATTGGCTTGCCGTAGGTACTGGCCCCGAAAATCGGGATCACCCAATGCACGCCATGCTTGCGGCTCTCAGCCCGAACAGCTTCCGAGTGGTGGCCACCGGAGTCCCAGCACCAACGCTCGACGCGCATGACCGCACCGTCTGCACGGGTATACATGCGGTGCAGCTCACGCCCCACTTTCCGCTTGAGAACCGCGCTCGATGGATCGCCATACAGAATTTTGCGGTCAATCAACCACGCTTCTTCGCCGGCACCCCAACCCCACACACGCAGCTCATAACGGTCATCTTGGGTATCGATCGAACCGGTAAGCACGACAACGCGCGGCGGCACCTGGGCGGCGTAAACCTCACGCCGCGCGTGCAGCAGCTCCCAGTCGACTTTCTCGGTCTGGTCTTCTTCCCACGTCTCGCCCAGCGTGGTGTTGGTAAACGTCTTGAGCTTGCCTCGATCCTTGCCAGCCTTGACCCGCTCGTCGGCGATCTTTACCCAGGTCGTAAACGTCGAGTACACCGTCCAGATATGGAACGTCAGACGGCGCGGCGTGCGGATCGGCGTATCGTCCGCCTCGAACCACTCCATGCTGTCGCGCGTCCAAATGCCGGTTTTCTCGCAGATGTAGCGGCCCGAACGTGACGCCTCGATCATCTCGTGATGTTCGAACGTGCAGCCGTGCCCGGACTCGCACAGATACCAGGCCTTGACGACTTCGCCGCGATCATCCTTCAGCCACTTGATGCCAAGCGGCTCATCCGGCCCGCCCCACTTCAGCGTCTGCTCAGTGCGGCAGTGCGGGCAGCGAATGTGAAAGCGCATCAGGTACGCCGATTCCTCGGCCGCCCGGGTGATCTGGCAGGTGCCCGCCAGCTTTGGCGTGGAACCGCGAATTGACTTTGGGTAGGTCGCCCCTTCTAGGCGCTTGTCGCCCAGAAAGGTCGGCGAACCCTCGCCGTCGATATCCTCATCAAAGTTCGACAGCTCGTCATAGCCGACCTCGTCCGGGCTTTTCTCCCGGTAGTTACCGCCGGCCGTACCGCCCAGCCACCAAAGCACCTTGCGGTTTTCGAACACCTTAGATTCTTGGGTGTTGTCGCCGTGTTTCTTTCCGCACCAGGGCGCCAGAGCCTTGATCACCGGCACGTCGCGAATCATCGGATCGACGTGCTTTTTCATGATGTCTTTAGCGTCGTCGTCGGTCGGGCTCCACATGCAGACGCTGCGCTTCTTGTGTTCGATCTTGTAGGCGATGTTCGCCACCAACATCTTGGTATAGCCAACCCGCGCCGACTTCAGCAGGTTCAGTTCTTCGATAAGGTCATTGCCCATTGCGTTGAGCAAGGGCACCTGGAAGGCCTCTGTTGTCCATTTGCCTTCGCCGTAGGACGATTCCGAGGACATATAGAAATACTTATCTGCCCACTCGACGGCCGTCAGGGGAGCATCTTTCTGAAGGCTTTTCAGCCCGCGCCGGACAGCGTCAACCAGTGGCCTCATCCACGGTGGCGATGTACTCATCTAAAAGCTCCGGTATGCGATCAGCCAACCCGACAGCAGCGTTACGCGTAACAGCAATTTCGGTTTCGACTGCATCAAGGTGACGCACTGCGATATCGGGGTGTTTGCGTTTCACGCTCTTGGGAATGGTGTTCAGGGTTGAGGCCAACTGCGCCGACAGGCTGGACAGCGCAAAAATCATGAAACCGACCGGAACAAGCTCCTTGTCGCCGATCTTGTTTTTGCGTGCCTGGGCGTCGGCCTGCTCTCGGGTCAGACGCAGACGCTCGCAATCGATCTTGTAACCAATCAGCGGATCAACTTCTTCGGCGCCAGGTTGTTGCTTGCCGGTCTGGTGTTGCAGGCGGTTATCCAGCACCGACCGGGCGTCATAAAACGACTCGCGGCCGATCTTCGCTACTGCTGCGACGTCCCATTTATCAAAGGCCTGCACCGAAATACCAAGGCTGTCGGCCATGTTCTTCTTGTTCAGCCAACCCGGCCGCCGCGTGATCGTGGTGATCTTGGAAGACATAACAACAACCAACCTCTGGAAAAGGGTCATACATAGCGATAAGGCGGGGCCCGAATTACCCCCTTAGGGGGTGGGGTCCGGGAGTACCTTTTGGTTTTTGCCCCCGGCTGGCCTGTCAAGCAAAAAAGGTGAGAAAAGCAACAAAAAAGCCACTTTTTCACCTTTTCGACCGAATGACATGCATCACCGCGCACTGCCCAGTGCCTGGGCCCAAGCGGCGGCGAACTCTTCCTCTCGATTGGCCTTCACGATGTTCTCGGCGATCTTGAAGAACGGGAAGATGGTGCGATATCGCGGGGCCGAGTCAGCGAAGATGAATACCGGCCGCACTGCATCCCCCATGCCCATCGACTTGCGCTCCCACACACCTTGCGTACCGTCGATCTCGCCAGAAAAGAAGCGATGGGCGTTGCCCTTGCGGCGGCTTCGGACGCTGCCACTGGCATTGGCCTGATAGCCCCGCGCTGACTCAGCAGCCCCCAGACCAGAAAGGATCTTCAGCATCGTGCCGCGTGACACGTTGCCGTACTGATTCATGAAAGCCGTGGTAGGCACCGCGTATTGGCCGCTGCGCATGATGCCCCGCGCTATCAGCGACTTCTCGAAACGCTTATGGGGCCGCATCCCACCGCTTACCGCCTGCTGCAGGTAAGTGTCGGCAGGAACGCCAGATGCCCACGAGTCTTTGAAATAGACTTCAGCGGCACGCTGTTTGGTGGCCATCTTCACAAACAGGCTATTCAGCGTGGTCGGGGTTGGCCGATCCAGGCGCTTCCGCATCACCGTAATGGTGCCTTTCTTGACCCGCTGGGCCAGCCGGGTCGCGGTCAGGGCCGCCACGAAAGGAAGGTGCTTTTTCTCCAGCTCCAGCATGCCTGCAGTGACCGGGGCAGAATCCAACCCTAAATCGATCTTGAACATACGGACACCTTTCGAATGATTTAGCCGGTTACGTGTTCGCGCTACGATTTGGCGCATTCGAAAACGTGGCGCGGGTTAATCGACCTTGCGACTGGGCAGCTTGAAGTCAGTCACCCTGTCAGCAATCGACCTGATCTTCTCCACACCCAGGAAGCCAACCCAGCCACCTGCGAAGGTGGCCATGCTCTGTGGCAGGCCGAAAAAATCTAGGCCGCTGATAATCGTCAAGGTAAGGCCGCCACAGATCGCGCCCTCCACCAGCATCTGGCGCCGCGTGCCGCCGCCATAGGTGATACGCAGGACGGCCATAGCGCAGGACAGCGCAGCCGCATAGAGGATTGGCGAATGCTGGCTAAACCACGCAAGCGCTATCGCCCATGTGTCTGGTTTGTCTGGCATGTTCGGCATCTCAGGTTCCTCCCTTTCGGGGAGTGAATAGATTCGGCTCCAGCAGCACTCCCAGCTCGGAGCGATGGGTGTGGTGGAGCCGAAAACGAAAAAGCCCCGGCAAACGCCGAGGCTCGATGAACTGTAGAAAGCAAAAAGCCCAACTCTAGGGTCGGGCTTTGCTCGCGGAAAAACCGCAAAGTAACTTAAATCTATATATCGTCCCCGGGCCTGTCAAGCGGCCTGACGACGAATATCTAAAGCCCCATCAATCCAGGCAATGCCAGCCTTCCAGAGTCCGCGCGTCTTCTCTTCGCCGAACTTCATTTTCTTGCCGACCTCCATCAGCGAAGTATCGCGACTGGTGTAGTACTTCATCAGTACTTTGCCGCACTCCGGGTAGCGTTTGATCAGGCGGCCCATCAGCCCATCGATCAGCAGCGCGTCGTCATCGGTGATCATCGGCGACAGGATAGTGTTCTCGCGGGAGGCGCAGCACGACACACCAGAGCCCAAGACAACCCAGCGGCCCCAATGCTCCAGCAGATCCTCGGCAGTACGTTCTTTAAAGCTCGGCGTGAAGGCCATGGCTCAATCCCCTGTGTAATTTGTTCCGCCTGCTCCCAGGCGGTTTGGTTGCTCGTACTGGCTCTGTGGCCCTATCGGTACTGGAGAAGTCTTTAACGCCAAAACCTCACGCTGTGCCTGCTGCAATTTGAAACTCAATTGGGTGACTAGCTCGTCGGCAGAAAGCACCAACTTGGTCCCCTGAACAACCCAACCTGAGCCGTTGCAATCTGCGCAAACCAGCTCATAAAACACCCCCGCCACTACCGCCCTACCCTTGCAGATCGAGCAGGGTTCAAGCTCGACCCGCTCCCGCTTAAAGCCATGCCCCTGTCGTTTCTGCACGTTTTAATACCTCGCCCTTAACAAATTGTGGTTCTGGCTCGCAGGCACCGCCGTTCAAGGCGTCTACGAGGTTTTGCGAATCTTCATATCTAACGCCTGTCTGCGCGTGAATCGCCTTGAAGCCGCGCGTATCTAACCAGTTGTGCCACTTCACCAAGGCCAGGCGGCGCTGCTCTTTGGCCTGGGTGTTGATGTAGGTTGAGGCGATCTTGCCCAACGAGTGGTTGAGCAGCATCTCGCCGATGTGGCCGTCGACGCCGAGGTCAGTCCAGGCGGTACGGGCGACCTTGCGTAGGTCGTGACTGGTCCAGGCGCCCTGCCCCAACCGAGTGAAGACGGCGCTCGCCTGGTTGTCGCTCAGCGGCTTGCCACGGCGTGACGGGAACAGGAAGGCTCCTGCATACCCTTGGGCGGTCTGGCGGTCACGGTAGCGGCGCAGCAGTGCGACGACTTGGTCGGTCAGCGGCACCCGCAGCTCGGTCTTGGTCTTCGTGTGTTCGGCCGGCAGGAACCACTCGCGCTCCGGCAGCGTGATATCCGCCCAGCGCGACTGGCGGGTCTCACCGATGCGGGTGCCGTGGCACAGCATCATCAAGGCCAGCATCGCGTCACCTGGCGCACGCTCGAAACGCTCGGCCAGCAGCGTCACCAACTCAGGCACCTGCACATCGCGCAGTCGGGCGGGCTTGGGCTGGATTCGCGCCGATGTGAAGTTGCTGAACTTCAGCTCTGCCATGGGGTTGATGGGTATCAGATCGAGCTTGCGCGCCTGACGAAAGGCCATCGCAAGCAGACGGAACAGCTGCTGCACATACGACAGCGACAGCTCAGCCTGGGCCGGCCACATCAGCAGCTTATCCAGGGGCTGCGCACTCACATCCCGAAGCAGCAGATCGTCAAGGCGTGGTTTGAGTTGGCAGCCGATCGCGGACTTGATGGCCGCACGGCGCTTGTCGGACAGCGCCCGCGACTTGGCCATGCGGTCGCCGAACCAGTCGAGCAGCTCGCCGACGGTCAGCCAGCCCGACACGCTGGCCGCACCATCAGCCGCCACGCGTAGGCGCACCGCCGGCAACGCCGCGATCACCTGCTTGGTGTTCAGGTCAGGAAAGGCACCAATACGGTGCCACTGGCGCTTGTTGAGCAAGTACCAGGAACCGCGCGCACGGTTCTTGGCGAAACGAAAGTGCAGCGCCGGGTGACTGGCATCGCGCAGATCACGCACATGCTCAAGTTTGGCATTGCGGGCAATCTCGGCATCCGACAGCTTCACCGTCAGGGTTTTGATTTGGGTGCTCAAGCGCTCACCTTCCCTTCTTTGATCAAAATGGCCTGGGTTCGCATGACGCCCTCGGCGTGGTAGAGACGAACTTCGTCTCGAGTCAGTTGCACTGGGGCCCGAAGGCGCCCGTCGGCGATGTCGTGGCAGTAACCGCAGGCCCAGGCCGCCTGGAAGTCGTTGGGCTTCATGCCCATGCCGCAAGTCCCGGCCAGGCGGTAGTGCGCGAGTACGGTGGTGGACGGCTCGCAAGAGCAGCCCGGGAATCGAACCTGGCAATCGCGGTCGCGGGCGGCGTTGGTGAGCTTGCTCACTGGCAACCTCCCGAGCGGCGGGCGCGCAATTCGGCCAAGGCCTTTTTCCCTATCTCCGGCGTTATCTTCGGTTCCCGGGCCAATTCTGCCGCCGGCACCGGGCCCAACTGCTCGCCTTGCCAGATTCGGCGGCACTGGACCAAGTACTGCTTCTCGAAGCTGATCAAACCAAGCTCACGCGATAGCAGCGGAAGGCTATGAAAGCCCGCGGCGGCCGTAGCGTGGTATACGGCTGGGTGGTACCACTTCGAGCAATTGCGCATGGCGGGGTGGCAGTTTCGAAGAGCCTGGGCGTATGCGGACTCGATGCTGGGAAGCCCCAAGCCTTCAGGCGCAAAACACCAACTGACGAACACACCTGGGGCAGGAACGAAAGCCGACTTGCTCGCGCTCACAACGCGCATTCCGTGATCGATCTGTTCCATCCGAGTGATGCCGGAACGCATGAACTCGCCCAACCACTCCAGCTTGGAAGCATTCATGACGGCCTCGGTCGGCCAGGACTGACGCCAGGCACCGCACGCACCACGCAGCCGCAGGAAAAGATCGTCGATTACGGCCTGAGTTGAAGGGTCGACAGCGACCACCGCCGGTGACTGGTCGGGCCCCTGATAGGTTGGATCAGATCGGCGGCGAGAAACCAGCTCACCCACGGCGATAGGCTTGTTTGATCGGTTCACAGGCGCACCCCTTTCGATGCCCAGTCATCACCGGCCGAGTCTTCCTCGCTGAACGCTGTTCCGGCTGCCTGGGCGCGCTCTCTTTTGATCCAACCGACCAGTTTGAAACACCATCCGGCGGCGGTGTCGAGAACGGATGTTTTGGCTACGAAGAAACCCTTGAAGCCTGACAGCAGTTCGGCGGTCAGAGAGTCGGCAGGCAGACCTGCGATTTTCAGTTGGGTCTGCAGCGCATCTACCGGCGGCACGAAGTCAGCAAACATGGCGAAGCGCTGGCGATCATCCTGCGGCTCCAAGGCTTGCCGCTCTTGCTCGGCGATCAACTCCGCAAGCTCGCGCTGCTGCTGCTCTTCGGTTACTTGATGGTTAAGTGATGGATTGGGTGCAGCCGCTGCACCCCGTTCTGTTCCAGGCTGCACCCCGTCCTGCTGTGAGTTGCACCCCGCTGCGTCATCTGCACCCCGTGCAAAACGGGGTGCAGGATTTGCACCCCGCAATATTTGAAGGTCATAAACGACAGGGCGGCGGTCATGGCGATCAATGTGAACTGCCGCGATGGCCTGGTTGCCTTTCTTGATCAGACCCGACTGTTCCAGGTCGTCGAGTTTGTAGCGGATAGTGCGCTCGGAAAGGCCTGTGTCCTGGGCAAGGGTGGAGGCAGATGGAAAGGCACCGGTACCGTTCGATCCTGCGTAGTTGGCCAAGCACAGCAACACATGGCGTGCGCTGGAGTCTTTCAGTGACTGGATAGGCAAAGAAAGCGCCCATGACATAGCTTGAACGCTCACAGCGAGTTCCCTTGGATATTTTGTATTGGCGAGGCGATACGACTGATGTGTCGCGACACCTTCTGAAAAACTGCTAAACGTGTCGCAACATAGGGGGTATTGCCAGGGGTAGCGGTCATGTTCATAATGGCCCCAAGGTGTCTTACAAGTTGTTGAAGAAGCCGGTCTAGCCACCGGCTTTTTTGTGCCTGCGATTCAGGCGTTATAGGTGTCCGACGCATCCGTGGTAGCTTTTTGCTTCCCAACGAAAAGGCCTTGGAGGCCGGACATGACAAACGAAAGAATTCCAACGATTAGCCGAGAGAAGCTCCTGAAGGAATTGAGTGAACTGCCCGAAGGAGCCGAGATCAGCTTTTCGGGGCTACGCTTTGTTCAGTTCCGGCAGTCCCAACAAAGCCCTCCAAGATTTCAGATCGTGTTTGATCCACAGGTGTACCGAACGGCGGCAGGCGAAGTGGTGGTTGATAACCCTGAATGAGGTGATACGCGATCTGGCATGCCTCATCTGCGGAGCGAGCTGGCCCTGTCGAAACAACTCTGCCTCCAACTCGAGTAAGCACACCAAATCCGTCTTGCCCGCCCAGGCCTGAAGTGATCAAGACGGTGATACGGCGTTGTCCGCGCAAGGCTTCTGCCTGGGCGTACAACGCCTTTGCTTGCGCCTCCAATCGCTCAGCCTCGTAGATAGCCATCACGTAACCATCCGCCTGGACGTCAATCGCACCGATCATTACCTCGCCCCCGTTTTGATAGTTCATCGTTCACCTCTCTCGTTTTTTTGTTCAGGCAGCTTTCAGCGATTCACGCAGAACATGCAGCGCTTCGATTGCCTCAAGGATTGCTTTCTCGCCCTGGGCTTTTTCGTGCTGGCTGATGTGGTTGTCCGCCGCGGCATCGAAAATCAATCGACCAACATCACCGCATTCCGCGGACAAGAGGCCCAGCGCGGCCATCAGTGGTTTGGCTTTCGGCTTTTCACGAGCCACGAGGTCAAAACCGAATTGGTCAGCGAGCGCCATCAGGGGGCGCATGTCTTGTGTGTGCAGCAGCACGCCAAACAGATGCTCAATCGTTAGGTGGTGCGCCGCGTTGTCCGGGTTTGAGCGCTGCAGAAGGCTCACGTGAGCCATGCACATTTTCCCTGCCAGCCCCTCTGCCCCGCTTTCCTTGATGGTGGTGTGGCAAGCCCTCAAGAAATCTTCCATTCGTAAAACCTCAAATTTGTTTCCGTGGCGCCTTTGCAGTGCAAAGGCGATCATTTGGTCAATGGAGCTACGAACACAGATGCCATGCGGCGGTTTTCTGAGCCGGCATCTGGCACGGAAACGGACGAATCTCTTCGGCCGTAAACTTCCCATCTTCGTGTTCGATAACCAGGATCTCCCTGGCAGCCTTCAAGGCTTTAGAAATGGCTGGTGCGCTTACGCCAAGGCCCTTGGCGACAGCGGACTGACCAATTCGCTCAACCAGTTCTGGCAGTGGCGTCTTCTTCATTTCGTTGCCTCAGCAATCTTTGTCAGCCAAATATTAACCGCCGGTTAGCATTCTAGCAATACCGCCGGTTGCCGCATTAAAGTTAACCAACGGTTAAATTTCACTGATGAGCAAAAAGAAAGAGCTTTCCCGAGAGTTAAAGGCTGAGTGCGACGCCGCTAAGGCGCTTTTCGTATCGAAGAAAAATGCGCTGGGACTTACCCAGGCGCGCCTGGCTGAAGAGGCAGATATCTCCGCGGCTGCTGTGGCCATGTATCTAAATGGCACCAACCCCCTGAATGTAAAATTTGCGGCGGTGCTTTCTCGATTGCTTGGCGTGCCTGTCGAAAAGTTTAGCCAGAGGCTTGCTGATGAAATTGGAGGCCTGACCGGTACCACCGATCAAGGCGCAGCGCACAATTCATCCGCAGCAGACATGGTCCGGCAGATGCTGGCGACAAAAGGCAAAGGCCTTTCAGATGATGCTCGCGCCAGGCTGCTGGCTGCTGCCCAACAGAGCGACTCAGGGAATGTCATCACAGTTGACTTCTCTCGCCCTGGCCAGGTTGGTGATGAGGTGTGGATCGCGCACTACGACGTTCGCGCAGCGATGGGTGGCGGACAGATCCCCCACGAATATCCGGAAATGCTCCAGGACATTAGGGTCAGCCCGAAGCATCTACGGGACCTCGGCCTCACCTTCAAAGAACACTTCCACCTAAAGATGATCACCGGGTGGGGTCAGTCAATGGCCCCGACGATCAAGGATCGTGACCCGCTGCTCGTGGATATCACGATCCGGGAGTTTACTGGCGACGGTATCTACCTCTTCTCCCACGACGACATGCTCTACGTGAAGCGCTTGCAGAAGAAAGGCAAGGACCGATTCAAGATGATCTCGGACAACAAGCACCACGACCCAGAAGACATACGAGTGGATGACACCCACATCCTGGCTCGGGTGCTCTACGTATGGAATGGGCAGCCGGTCTAACGCCAAGGCCTTAACTAAAACGAGCCAGCAGCTGCGCCGCGACCTAAAAACTGGTCTCCGCATTTAAAAACCAAGCACGGAATGCATTCAATGAGTGATGTTGTCGTCGTTGATGGACCTGAATCCTTCTTAGCGGCCTTGGACCGCATGGATCTTATCGGCGAATCATTTCCGGTTTTCAGTGGATGGCCTAAATTCGATGTAAAGGTCGAAGGTGACCGCTATAAGGGTACGCTGACACCCAAGCTAATGGCTGGGCTCATCGAATTTCAAGATCAACTGCTGCGCACGTACGCCGAGATCCGCTATGGTTCTTCGTCTATCGGTAAGCTAAGCGCTGCTGATAAGGCAGATCTTGAGATAGTCTTAGCGATCACGAAGGGAAGCACGAATGGCCAGGGTCCGCTTGACGAAGTCCTCAACAAAATCATATCGGCGCTGCCCATGAACAAGATGAGCGGAGGCAATGTCACGGCCCTGTTAATTATTGCGGTGTTGTGCTTGGCGGGCTACATGGTATTTTCTGGCTGGAACCAGTCAGACTTGGAGAAGGCTAAACTTGCCAGCGTGGAGCGACAGTCAGCAACACAGGCAATGCTTATGAGTAAGCTGGTTGATGCACTTGCCTCTAAAAATCTGCCGCCTGAAGCTGTCGCTATCAAAGACAGAGCGGCTGAAGGATACAGGGCTATCGTAGCCGGAGCTCCGGACGCCACCTCAATGGATATTCAGGGTGAGCACTTCAACGCCGATGAGCTTGAAAAGATACGAACCCAGGAGCCCCAGCCAAAGAGTCGCCAGGAGCGCAGAGAAGACGTATATATCGAAATGGTGAAGCGTCACCCCGACTATCTGTCTTTGACCCTGAGGCTGCCAGGGTCCGATTACACCTTCCCAGGTCGAGTTGACTTGTCTAAATTTGATCAAGGAAAGGTCAACCAACTCTTTGACTCTCTTCGTGATTCTAGCCCTATTCGCCTCTTCCATTACTCGTCCGAACAAAAGAACCGTATCCTGAGAACTGATGTGATCGCCGTGGACGACATCACAGTCAGCCAATCCAAGTCCGCACCATAGTCACCTGAATCTTTGGACGACAGCCCGCCGATTAGCGGGCTTTGTTATGCGTACTGCTACACTTTCAGGCTTCCCTTCTGGAGTCTTTCAATGCCTTCGCCCTACTCCCTCCCCGAAATGCTTGAACGCATCTACGAGAACCAGCTCGCCCTGGAGGCCGCTATCATGGAGCTTTCGCTGTGGGTTGTGCAGCAAGGTGGCGTGCACGTCGACGAGAACATCCGCGGCGCCCTTGAGACGATCGGCGAGAACGCCGGGCACATCAAGCAAGGCTTGGCCAGGCTGAAAGCCCAGGCCCGCGACTGAGGCACCACGCCGTACCTAAGCGCCCGCCATTGTGCGGGATTTTTGTGACCGTCAGAACGGGGCCGGTTCCTCTTCAGGCTCAAACTCAACCTCCCCCTTACCTGCCGCCTCAACCTCTTGCTGCTCCCACCTGACCGTCACGCTGCCGTCGTCATTGAGTGTCAGTTCAAGCTCGGCCGTCTCGGCGATCACGCCCAGCACCTCTTCCCACTCCCGATCCCCGTCCGTGTCCAGGCGATGAATCGTCACCCAACGCTGCGCCTGCGCGACTGGGTGATTGATCATCGATGAGACGCGCAGCGCTAAGCGCTCCATACCGCTCATTTGCTCTGTTGCGGTGACCTCACTCGCTCTACTCGATCGTCCCATACCTACCCCTTAAACTGTATATACATCCAGTACATAGCGCAGCATACATCCTTCCTTTCAAAAAATAAATTAACCGCCGGTATTGACTGGCAATATAACCGCCGGTTAATGTTTGCTCGTCGCACCTACACAGCCGTTGCGATAGGCCTCACAGCCAGCCCGCTCTTTAACAGTCAGTGCAACAAACAACAAACCGCATTGCCTCTACCGGCGACCGGCGAGCAGACAGGCCCGAAAGCCTGCCAACGACAGGGAAAACCTTGTACGGCTGATCGATGGTGAAACGCCTTAACCGAGTGAGTGACCCGGCAAGCAATGCGCCCCGCGAATCCCAGCGGCAGAAGGGAGAGACAACGAATCGAATTAGCGGTCCCGATAGCCTCGGCTGGGAACGCAGGACCTCATGCACCCTGCCCCACTCAATCGGGCATTCAGAGCTGTAGCGTGCATGTTGTAAGGACCTGTGATCCATGGCGAACAGATGCTGTTTGACGCCGTGAGGAGGAAGCTCGCCGCCCACCCACGAAGACGACCGGCCAGCCCTGCAATCAGCAGCGGGCAACGGGCCACATCGCTGACGCAACAAACCCAGGCTGTCGCCAGTAGCGGGCCTGGGCTCCACAGATTTGCTGATGCCGCTTCTATGAGGCGGCATTGGAAATCCACTGGAGGAATGAGCGATGCACCTGAAAGACCAAGGGTTCAAATTCTGCATCAGCCCGGACAAGCAGCGAAGCCGCTGGATTCACCCGGTCGAGAAAAACCACGGGCACCAAGACTGGATCGATGTGACCGAATGGCCGAGCGAAAAGATGGTGGCTTTTTTGATGCCGAAATCGGCCCAGCAAGAACTGTTCGCGGCATGACGCTTTCACTGGCAGGCCTTCGCAAGAGGGCCTGACGGGAAATCAACCCAACGCAAAAGGAAACACCATGTTAGCCAAATTGTTCGGCAAGAAATCCGGCCAGGCCCGTGCGGCAGTCGCCAAGCTGGCAAACCGCGACCTGATGGAAGCGGTGGTGTACGGATCGATCTACGTTGCGGCCGCCGACGGCGACCTGGAAGAGAGCGAGCTGTCGAAGATCGAAACCATCCTCAGCAACAACCCGGCACTCCAGGGCTTCGGCGCTGAGCTGTCCAACACCATCGACCGCGCCAAGACCGACTTCAAGTCAGGGGCTCGCATCCTGCGGCAGAACGCCGAGAAAGAGCTGGGCGACCTGGCCCACTCCCCGGCCGAAGCGCTGACCGTACTCAACGTGATGCTCACCGTCGCCGAGGCTGACGGCGAGATCGAGCCGGCAGAGCTGACCGCCCTCGAGCGCAGCGCCAAGCTGCTGGGGCTGAATCTGAAAGACCACCTGTAAGCATCACTTCTGCCCATTCACTGAGTGGGCAGCGGGATTCGGATGAACACCCGGCGCGCGCCGGCCACCTGCATTTGAACCCACTCAGAACGGAGGATTGGCAGCCATGTAAACAACAAACCCAGGCGCTCGACCGCCACCCCCAGCGTGACATAGGGAGGTCTATGTACCGCAACGAAAGCCCGGTTCCGATCGGGCTTTTTTACGCCTCGCCTTTATCCGTCAGCACCCTCCCCTGGGCCCACCGGCACAGACCAGGCGGTCAGGTTGCTGACGAATAAACGCAACCACAACCAAGGAGTCGGCATGAACCAAGCCATCCAACAAAGCCAAGCCGTTCTGCAGGCCCTGCGGGAACGTGTTTCGCTTTCCACTTCGGAGATGTACATGAAGATCGGTCGCGAAGAACCAGTGAAGACGCCCCGTTTCAACGTGGTGCCGCTCGGTAAGAACCTGTTCGATGTGGTCGAGCGCTCCAGCGGCGTATCCCGCGGCGAACGCACCGGCCACGACGGCGCGTGCCAGTACGCTGATCAGCTCGAGCGCAACGCCGACTTCTTCGATGCGGCGAAGGCCACGTCGAAGCGTTTCGGGTGGCGCATGGCGCGCTGGACGGCTGGCTTCGCGGCACTGCTGGTGGTGTTCGCCTACTACGGTGCGCAGTAATGATCGGCGTACCGATGGTCAACCCGAAAGACGCGGTGATCGCCGACCTCAACCGCCAGATTGATGCGTTCTACGGCGCGGGCAAGAAAGCTCAGGTCATCCCGAGCGGTGTAGGTGTTGACGGGCCTTTCAATGGCACCACCGCCCACCACGAACGCCTGCGTGCCCAGCGCGACAAGCTGGCACCGTCGGTGCGCGCCGAAGCAGCCAAGGGTGTCGTAGCCAGCGTGGCGGCAAAGAACTTGGGCATGCACATCAAGCGCGTGATGCTGATCGCCCAAGAGAACGGCTTCAAGTTCGCCGACACCCCATGAGACGCATCAGCAAGATCACCGCCGCGCGCCGCCGGCCGACATGGCTGGCGATCCCGGCAAGTGGAATCGAAGAGGTAGGCAATGGCCAAGGACAACTCGCAGATCCAGCGGGACAAGCGCGCGAAAGAGAAGGCGCTGCTCGACAAGATCGGCGCCGAGAAGCGAACGCTGATTGTCTCGAAAGCGCTCGATGATGCACTTCAGGTTCTGGGCGAGCGCCACGACTTCAAGGAGCGGCAGGAAACGCTATCGACTCTCCTGATCAACCTGGCAGCAGCACCAGCCGAAGAATCCGCCCGATTCGTCAACCTGTCGCGACCTGTTTTCGAGGTTACCGAAAAGCAGTCGCGACAGCTTGAAGAATTCAGAAAGAACGGCAGCTAATCTCGTGCACTTTTCCAAAATTTGTATCTACATTAGGCTGTACAGCTTCAGCACAAACTTTGAAACTTCAACATGGCACTTCCTTATAAAATTCAAAGCATCATCCGATGTCCCCTCGAATCTAAACTCAACCCACTCGTAAGCCCTTAAGCTCTTGATCTTTGTTGCACCAAGAAGACGATTTATTTCCGCTACAGGGGTGTTCCACGAAATGCTTATAGGTTCATCCCAGCCGACCTTAACTCCGTCAAAATCACACTCCTTAAAAACAATAGTGCAATTCACACCAAGATTCGCCACCTGCCCAAGTATAGTTCGATGCGCGGGTGAATTTATACGAATTTGACTGGAAAGCTTATTATGTTTGTTTATGTTCACCTGATCGCAAAGACATTTTAGCCAGTTATCTCCCGATCTGAACGACTGAATTTCCTCGATGCAGTTGTACCCCTTTGGAAACTTATCTCTAAGACCTCGTAAATTCTTTTTTACGCTTTCCCTGAACAAAGGCTCATCTGTCGCATAGGGAAAATAAATTCCTTTTTTGTATCCAATGTAAGCACTAACATCTTGGGCGGCATAATCCAAAACGCTTCTCAAATTCTCTAATGCCCCTTTGATAACGGGCTTGCTTATACTTAATTTCTCTTCGTCACTCAACGCGTCTTGATAGGCGCCGCATAAAGCTTTCAGGCTTTCTGAAACGTGCACCAATAGTGCTTCTACATCTTCGTTTACAGCCATATACAGCTCCATTTTTTGAGCTTCGCCAATGCAACAGATGGCATTTTTTCTATTTGGCGGATTCGCAACTTCTCTCGGCTAGAAGTCATCTGAATATAAATACCCCATATCAACGAATCACGCCAGCCGGCGAGGATCCCCTATGTCTCCCTACAAATTGTCCGGGACGACGGTCGTCAGCTTTTCCGGCGGCCGCACCAGCGCCTACATGCTGCGCCAGGTGCTGGACAACAACGAGGACTTGAGCGATCTGGTCGTCACCTTCGCCAATACCGGAAAGGAACACCCTGCCACCCTGGAGTTTGTTCGGGAATGCGCCGAGCGCTGGGCGGTGCCAATTGTCTGGCTGGAGTTTCGCGACGATGAAGCGGGTTTTTCGGTGGTGGATTACGCCACCGCCAGCCGCCAGGGCGAGCCGTTCGAAGCCCTTATCCGCAAACGCAAGTACCTGCCCAACCCGGTCACACGATTCTGCACCATCGACCTGAAGATCCGCATCATTCACAAGTACCTGCGCAGCCTGGGCCTTTCGACCGAGGAGGCACCGGTGGACATGATGACTGGAATCCGCGCCGACGAACCGCGCCGGGTGGTGAAGATCCGACACCGGAAAAGCACCAGCGAAAGCAAATGGGCCACGATGGTGATGCCGCTGGCCGATGCTGGTGTCGGCGTGCAGGACGTGACCGACTTCTGGGCCGGCCAATCGTTCGACCTGATACTGCCCACGATCAACGGCAGGACGCTGGAAGGCAACTGCGACCTCTGTTTCCTGAAGGGCGCCAAGCAGGTCTATTCGATCATCGCCAGCGACCGTACCAAAGGCACCTGGTGGGCCCGAATGGAAAGCGAGGTGATATCGGGCGGCAGGTTCACCGGCGACGGCGCGCGCTTCCGCTTCGACCGCCCCAGCTATCAGCAGATGCTCGACTACTCCGACACTCAATTCGACATGTTCGCCGAACACGATGAGGCTATTGAATGCTTCTGCGGTGACTAGCCCTTCCAGGCAGAAACAAGCCCCGTTAACGCACCAATGATGCCCACAACTATCCCAAACCAATAGGTCACTTTTTCCCTGGCTTGCTTGTTCGCCTCCCACAGCTGAGCCTTGACATGCTTTATGCCGTTTTCGGAAAGATACAAGACAGGACTGAGCGGGATTGGATAGTCCCATTCGATGCGATCATACATTGATCCGTCCGAGCGGCTCGGAAGCGGCACGGCAGCCATCTTCGCTTTGTGCTCGTAATACTTCGAGTGGATCTGTCCCAATCGGCGCCAGGCATGATCGAGCTCAGTGTAGTAGGAGCTCGTGAAGCCATCCTCAGGGTCAGGGTTTGGATTCGGGTCGTACTCTTCCAGCTCTGCGATTACGTGCTCTTGGCGCCATAGAGCAAGTCGATACTCAAAAAAATTCAACTCAATAGACCTCCAAAAAATCTGGCAGAACTATACGCCCGAGGTATCCCCAGGCCCACAGAAAACCTATAGGCCTGCCCCAGCAATCAGCCTGGTACCCACCTCACGCCCAGCAACCTGCGCTAGGCCACGGTCGACATAGGTTCGGTCACCCGCAACAACCGGAACCACAACCTCACCACCGCGCTTCACCTCGACGTTGATACGCCAGGTCTCCCGGCCCTCATCGTCCTTGTCGCACTCCATGTAGTTCCAAACCTGCAAGCCTTCGATCTCATCGTAAATATCGTGCTTGGTCATGGTCCAGCCCATTTAAAGGAAGGGGCCATCGTAGCACCACACCCCGGGCGTGGCCCGGCAAGGACTCCCTGTGCCTACAGAAAACCAAATCCCCAAGCCCGCGCCGAGCCTTGCTACCGGCCACGACCTGAATGCTGCGACCTGGGCCGACTTCGCGACCCGTCTTCGCCATGACTGCGTTGGTGCTGGCGTTCATGATCACTGCACCTCTGCAGCGATCTTCATCGTCCAGGCCAGACGAATCGTCTACGGGATAGACACCGACTACAGCGACAACCGTGTGCTACTCGATCACTGCAATGACGGTGAATGGTTTTCGCCAAAGGAATACTGGGTAGACCAGGACGAAGAGGACCGAGCGGAGCTGAACAAGGCAATGCAGGCCTGGTCGGGCTGCCAGTTCATGAAGGCGGACGAGTCGGATCAGTGGCATGTCCTTGGCGAGATTGAGGGGTACGTCGTCACCGGATGGTGTGAGAACTGGGAGTACATCAACGCGCACTTCACCAAGGACGCCGCCGAGGCATTCATCCGTCGCAAGAGGCACGACTACCGCAAAGGCATGCGCGTGTACGTCGAATCCCAGTATTACGCCTGGGAGTTCAACGCCATTAAGGATGCGATCCTCGACGGAACGCTGACCTACACGCCGAAGGAGGCAGCATGACCACTCAGAACCAAGTTGCAGCGCCTCTCCAGGTAGAGCGCTCGACAGTCACGAAGCTGGTCATCACCGGCGCGCCGCGGCTGGACCCGATCACCGTCTTCCTCGAGGACTTCGGCCGACGCGACTGCCCGATCGAATCCGATCCGAACTACCAGACAGCCCAGGGCAAGATCACCATCAACTGCTGGGACAACAGCTGGAATGCATACTGGGGTGGTATGGGCCCGCGAACCGTTGCTGAATTCGTCACGAACTGCGGTTGGGACTATGTGCTGAATTGCCTGGATCACGGAATCAGCCCAACCGTGTTCAGCGGAGAGGCGCTGCACACCCTGGCCAAGAAGTGCATCGTGCAGCGCCGCCGGCAACAGACCGGGCGACACGACTGGGAGCTGGGCGAACTGAGCAAGGATGAGGCGCGCGAGCTTTGGCACGACATCGACTCATTGCGCAGTATCGAGAGCCCGAACGAATGCTGGTACCAGAGCAGATTGTTGACCGAGCTGTTCGGTGAGGAATGGCACTACCCGCTCGACGGCAAGGCTGTCGAAGAAAACCACAAGTTCACGTACCTGCGTCGGGTTGTGGAGGCAGTGCAGCAGGCGCTGCGCCAGGAACAGCAGGCCGGCATGACGGTTGTGAATGCCCATGATCTAGTAACGAGGGACAAGAAGTTAGATCAGGTCTGATCTGTCAATGGAGAGTTCGGGGGAGTTGAGGAAGGAGATCCAGTCATCAAAAGCGGATTTTTGGTCTTTCACCGCATCTTCCCATTCTGGACCGGTCACCTTTTTTGAAGCGACCAAGACCATCATCTTAGTTGTCGTAGCGTCAAGCTCAACAAGCAGCTTTTGAGAATCAAACCGGAAATCATCAATATGGCTCATGCAATAGCCTTGCGACGGGTCTCTCCGGAAACTCCGTGTTTTATTCCCGTCCTGCAGATGACCGGTGCTGACAGCGTTAATTCAATTTACTGAACCATTTGGATTGGCGCGCCGCTGCCCTTAATAGTTTTCAATCCCCCTCCTCCTTCAAAGTCAGCCGCTATAGCGGCAAGGAGAGGCTCTACGGCGCAAATTCACCCAGGCTTTCGCGAGCTGTTGGGATCGCGTACTCAAGCAACTCTAAAGGGACATCCTGCTCGAACAAGGTCACTTCAAAGCGCAGCGTTTCGTCGTTCCTGAATATCTCAAAGATCATGTCGTTGCCGCGCCAGCACTCAATCCCCAAGCCGTCATGCCCCTTGGTCACGCTTGATGCAGTAAAAAACTCGTATTCAACTCCGTGTACGACCACATCGCACCTCCCTAACTGAGGGACAACGATACCTCTCCCCTCTACGAATTTGATAGCCGCTATAGCGGCAAGGACGAAGTCATGCCTGAAGAAATCAAACTGATCCAGCCTGTCCCAGTCGTTCGCAATGCTGAGGGCATGTTCTGGCACCCCGATCTCCCATCGTTCGAAGAGGGAGACGGAGAAAAGAGCAAGCAGTGGATCGCTGATCAGGGTCTGGTCGTGAAGACTGCGAGCATCGAGTACGCCGAAGAGGCGATCGCTGATCGTTATTTTGAATCGGGCGACCCTGATTGCAGTTACTGGGAACCGGCAAAGCCTGATGGTGACGGCTGGTTCTGCCTTTCGATTGGTGACACTGACGATGGCCCGGTCTGCTGGTGGGCACGCCGCGAGGTGACACCATGAAGGGCCCAAGCGGAGTAATGAACGGTCGAATCGCGCTTGATACGCGGGTACTGAACTACCTGCGCGCTCATCAAGGCTCTACAGCCTGGGCTATGCACGGCTCAGTAGGTGCAACCCGCGAGGAGGTCAGCAAAGCGTGCCAGCGCCTAAAGCGCAAAGGCCTCGTGAAAACTTCAGAGACGCAAACGACCTACTGGCAGGCGGTGACGCCATGATCGCCACCCTCTGGTTCGCCTACGTCTTCATCTACCGAGGGCCAAGGCCATGAGCGATGCACCGAAGAGCATGGGCTTCATGGACCATGGCAAGACGAATTGCGGCCTCCTAGTGATGAGTCGGTGGGATGAACCTGATCGCGATGGAAACGCCAAAGACCTACAGCGCTTTGTAAAAGACGTGAAGCGCACCGGCCTAAGCCACTTCCGCATTGAGCGATTCGAGGGCGACCAATTCCCTGAATGGGTTGGCGAGCTGCACTGCGAACATGCGCAATGCCAGTGCCGACGCTTCCTTCGCACCAAACAAGCCTAACCCCAATCCCCCTACATGCCTGCCGTTGAGCGGGATCAAGGCAACTGGCTGTCAACCCACCGATCAGCTGCCGCCATCGCGTCGTTGAGCGCAGCTGGGTAGTCAGGCCACGGCCCCGTCAGTTCGGCAGCGACTTCGCCCAGGCCATCAATTGGCGCTGGCTCGATAATCTTCGCAGACAGCGGCGCATCATCATTCGGGCGCCGCCAGTCGAACTTGAGAAACATCGTGTGACCCCGATACGCGTAAGTAATCGGAATATCTAGTTGATGTGACACATGCCCTCCTGGCGACTTATTGGATTGAATACCTGTTGTACACCTATCTAAACGAATCAGACATCTAGGCCAAAGGCCATTACTCCACTTCCCTATGTGCCTGCCGGTGAGCGGCGGGCGAGGTATTCCTATGTCTGCACTTCAGCGATTCCACCAGGCCGCCAACGATGCCCTGGTCAAACTCAGCGGGTACTGCCTGCCGGGCGCCAAGCTGGCCCTGATCATTTGCACCCCGGGCGAGCCAGAGCGGGACATTGTCCTCGAGGATCAGGGCCTGGATAAAAACGAGGTGGTCAGCGCCCTTCGCCGGCGAGGCCTGAGCATCGACGGCGACAACGCCTACAAGCGCGATCTGTGCGACTCAATTGTCGGGGCCCTGGCCATGGGCGCCCAGAACACCAACCCGCCTCCGGTGGATCACTGGGGCCAGCGCTTCTGGGATATCGGCAGGGAGGAACGTGCAACGCAGGAAGAGCTGCTCGAAAGCCTATCCAACTTGGTCGGCCTGGCAAAACTCGGCGCAGCCAGGCTCGACAAGTACCACGCAGCCCTTACCCACGCCGAAGCGGTAATCGCCAAAGCCACCCGCTAACCCAGCTTCTGCCGCCCAACGCGGCAAGGACACCCCATGTTCGCTATGAAACTCACCCTGATCCTGCTGGGCGCTTTGCTGTACCTGGCCGGCACCGGTTACTGGTTCGCCTGGCTCGGGCCTGACCTGCTCAACACCGGCACCACCGAGGCATTGCTCAGCGCATTCGGCGGAACCTGCGCCTGGATGCTGATCACCTTCGGCCTGGCCATCCACATCATCAAGACAGCGCGGCCCACTGCGGGCGGCGGGAGGTAGTTATGGCAGACGCCCAAGAAAGACCCGAAACATTCCAGCTCGACAAGGTTCCGGAGGTCCGCATGGCGGAGATCATCGGGACCACCAAGCGGGCGCTGGAAGGCAAGCGAGACCGCGGGGTCATCCCCGAAGGTGTGTGGAACAAGATAGATAACCGGATTTTTTATAGCATCAGGAGATATGAAGCATGGCTAGAAAGCCAATGGGCCTGCCCACCGGAGTTGAATTCGTTGGCCAGTCAGTCCGCATTCGATTCACGTGTCGAGGTGAGCGCCGCTGCGAGACTCTCGCGTATCCCCAAACGCCAAAAGGAATCAAAGCGGCAGCCGATCTACGCGATCAAGTAATAAGCCTAGCCAAACATGGGGTTCTGGATGATCAGCGGTACGCTGAGCTTTTCCCGAACTCCGGCTATATGCCGATTTCCCTGGTCATGACCTTCGGTGAATACGCCCAAGCCTGGATCGACAGTTTGGAGATTGTGCCGGGGACGCGCAGAAATTACCGGGCAACCATAAACACCTACTGGATGCCGCGCCTCGGGCAGCTTCCAATAACTGCTGTGACAACGATGGTGCTGCGCAGAGTCATCAGCGAAACCGCCTGGCAGACCCAGTCGATAAAGCGCGAGTCGATTGCCCGAGTGAGCTCTCTTCTCAAGGCGGCAGTGCAGGATGAGCTCATTGACCGTAACCCTGCTGCACCAATCAAACTCCCGAAGAAAGCGAAAAAACAAGTCGACCCGTTTTCTGCGAGCGAGGCAGCATCGATCATCGAGTGGATGTATGCGAATTTCAAAAAGCCGGGCGCGCAAATATTTGCCGCCTACTTTGAATTCGCTTTTTACAGTGGGATGAGGACAGGCGAGATAGCGGCATTGCGCTGGGATGAGATCGACATGGAGAAGCGCGTGGCGCACGTCTGCCGCATCGTCGTGGACGGGGTTGTGGAAGAGCGCACCAAGACCAAGTACGCAAGAACTGTGATGCTGAATAGCCGAGCGATCAATGCCCTAGAGCGGGCGAAGGTAATTGCTAAGGAACGCAGCGTGCAGCGAAGGAGGATTAAGAACGAATCTCAATATGTGTTCCCGCCATCTGGCGGAAACGAGTTTATCTGCCGGCCGTCGCAAACGAGCCATCAGTTTGCAAAGGCGCTGACCGCATTGAAGTTGCGCCCGCGCCCGCAGTACAACTGCCGTCACACCTATGCCACTATGTGCCTGATGGCGGGGATGAACACCGCATTCATCGCTGGCCAGCTCGGGCACAGCATCCAGGTTCTGCTGACGACTTACGCAAAATGGCTGTCATCAACAAGTGATTGGTCGGAAGTCGGGAAGCTAGAACAGTCGTTGATTGGTACAGAATTGGTACAAGCCTAA